GGAACCGGAAGACGAAAGCGCGGCGGCCCGGCGAGAGATGGTGATCGGGCAAGCGTTGAAAGACCAATAAAGGAAGGCATGGAGCAATGCCGAGAGTCAAAAAAGACGAAAGCAAGCAGGATTTTTTGAAGCGTTGCACGAAACAGTTGATCGAAAACGAAGGCAGGAAGCCCAAAGAGGCTTACGCGGTGTGCAATTCGCTTTGGGACAAAAGCAAAGGGGAGGCAAGCCTTACGCTGTCGGCCCCGATCGACATGACGTTGGAGGCGAAGGAAAACGAGCGGCGCACGTTTTTGATCACGGCGAAGACAAAGGAACCGCTCAAGGTGTGGGGGGAGACAATCTACATCGACATTGAGGGCGTCCAGACGGCGGAAAAGTTGCCGGTGCTCCGGGAGCATGACCGGCGGGCGATCGTCGGGTATGGCGCGGCGTTCAAAGAGGATTCGACCCTCTACATTGAAGGGGAGTTTTCAAAGAACACCCGCGACGGTCGGGAAGTGTTGGCCCTGGCCGATGAAGGTTACCCATGGCAGGCGTCCATCGGCATTTGGTTCGACAAGATGGAAGTCCTCGAAGACGAGAAAAGCAAAGCCGAAGTGAATGGCCGGACGGTCAAAGGCCCGGCGGTGATCATGCGGGAATCCCGCGTCCGGGAGGTGTCGTTCGTAACCTTGGGCGCGGATGACAAAACCGCCGCGATTGCTCTTTCCGACGAGTGTTGCGGCGAAGATATCAACACAAAACAGGAGGTTGAAAAGAAAATGAACTTGGAGGAACTCAAAAAAGAGCATCCCGAATTGATCGAGGAAGCGGAAAAGGCCGCGTATTCGCGGGGATATGACGACGGGCGCAAGGACGGAGAGAAAAACGAGCGGGCGCGTGTCGTGGAAATCCTCGAAGCGGATGCGGACGGCGAAATGACGCTGACGGCGATCAAGGAAGGGACTCCGGCCCATGAGGCTTACAAAGCCTTTTACATGGCGGAGAAGACGCGGAAGGAAGAGGGCCTGAATCAGTTGAAAGCCCAGGCCCCGGAGTTTGCCGGGACGGAAACCCCTTCGGACCCGGAAACCTTGGAACCCGGCGACGCGGAAGCGAAGCTGAAGGCGCGGGCTTCGGAGATCGTCAAGGAAAAGGGTTGCACGTTGGAGGCGGCCTTTTCCCAGGCTTTACGGGAAAATCCCAAGGCGGCTGAAGAGTATCTGAAAACCTTTCAAGCCCCCGTTCAGTAGTTCGGGGAAGCGATCAAAGGAGTAAACACGATGGCTTACGATATCGGAAAAGGGAGTATCGATTTGACGTTCAAGGCGGGTGAAGACCTGTCGAGTTATCAGTTTCATTTCGTTCATCAAGCCGACGATGAAACCGTCGATTTACTGGACAGCGGGACCGAGTTTCCCGTGGGCATTCTGCAAAACGCCCCGGCAAGCGGGGAGCTGGCAATCGTCCGCGTGGCGGGCGTTTCCAAGCTGAAAATGAACGCGGCGGTTGCCGTCGGGAAATTGCTCAAGGCGGAGTACGTCGGAGCGGATGACAACGGCAAGGGTGACGAAGCGGACACCGACGGCGACATTGCGCGGGCGGTGTGCTTGCAGGCGTCGGGGGCCGAGGATGATTTGGGGACCGTGCTTTTGTGCGTGTCCAAGATCAGCGTCCCGGCGTAATCGGTAACAATAAAAACGGAAGTTAAAGGAGAAAAGAAAAATGCAACCTGACATTGCGGACGTCCGAAAGGATCAATATCTCACGCAGTTTTCCATCGGGTATAAAAACGCCATGTTCATTGCGGACAGGGTTTTTCCCAATGTTCCGGTGGTGAACAAGAGCGATTCGTTTTTCAAGTTCAAAAAAGGGGCATGGTTCCGGGCGGATGCCGGATATCGCGCACCGGGGACCCCGTCCCGGCGGAGCGGTTACGTCCTGGCGGACGATAACTATTCCTGCAAGGAGCGGTCCCTCGCTCATCCGGTCCCGATCGAGTTGCTCAACAATTCGGTCAATATGTTCAACCCCATCCTCACCGGAACCCGGTATGTGACCAATCAGGTGTTGCTTGCCAAAGAATTAGCGGTTGCGGGCGCGGCGATTGCGGCTTCTGTATGGACAACCGAAGACGACGTGGCGGGCGCATGGGTTGCGGATACGGACGGGTCCTCCAACACGTTTATCAGCGATGTCGAAACCAACAAGGAAACGGTTCGACAGTTGATCGGCGTGTATCCCAATGTGCTGGTGATGGACGCCAAGACCTGGAAAGAGGTCAAAAACACCTACGCGGTCTTGGAACGGGTGAAATATACCGGCGGTCCCAATGATCCGGCCAAAGTGACCCCCCGGAGCATCGCGGCCCTGTTTGACCTGGAAGATGTCATTATCGCCCCGGCCATTTATTCCGACGCGGAAGAGGTGGCAGACGGTACGGATTTCAACGCGGTTGACATTTGGGAAGTCAACGCGGGCAAGGGTTCGGCCTTGTTGTTCTACCGTCCGGCGGCTCCGGCCATCGAGGAACCGAGCGCGGGTTATGTGTTCAACTGGCCCGGAAGCGAGGGCGTCGAGGGCCTGGAAATGGTGGACGCGTACCGCACGATTCGGCGCTGGTTCGACAAGGACGCGAAAAGCTGGATCATCGAGTGTTCCGAGTATTTCGACGTCCAGGTCACTTGCGCGGATGCAGGGGTGCTGTTCAAGGACACCATCCTGACCTAATCGGCGGAGCGCATGAACCTGCATGACTTTTTCGATGGCGTCGTGGCGTCGGTTGCGGAAGACGCGGCGCTTGCGGCGTGGGCGGAAAGCAATTTCGGGAAGGGGGTTTCCGTTTACATGGAGATCCCCTCCGAATCCTTCCCGGATTTCGATGATGATGCCCCGTTTATCGTGATCGGTTCACCGTGGCGGCGGGCCAATCAGGAACGGCGGGTGGTCGAATACGGGATGGAGGCATGGCTCGGGATTGCCAAATCCACCTATGCCACGCGCGCGGACGGCGCGACGGAACCGGCGGGCGTCGAGTTGATTATCGACATGATCGAAACGGTCAAAAATGCAATAGCGGCGGGGTTGCCGGAAGGGTTCACGATGGCTTTGGAAGAGTACACGGATTCTTTGGCGGCCCATGATTATTGCGAGGGGTTCATGGTCCTGGATTTTTCAAAACAACTGACGATCGGGGAAGACCCGTTCGCATAAAGGAGAGTTTCAACAATGGCACAACAGACAGGCGCAAGATCGGCGATGGTGATCGGATTCGAAAGTACTTTCGGGTCCGCCCCGGCTACGGGGATGAAAATGCTGTTCAACACGTCGAGCCTCAAGGGGACACGCCCGTTGAACAGCCCGGCGACGTTGCGGGGGAATCGAAACCCCGTCATGCCGTTTCGCGGCAATATGGATGTGTCGGGGGATATCGTGGTCCCGGTCGATTCGGATGCGTTCGGATGGTGGCTAAAGGCCATGTTCGGCGCGCCCACAACGGCGGGGGCCGGGCCGTACACCCATACTTACAAGGTGGGCGACACTCAACCGAGCATCGCCGTGGAGCATCAATTCCTGGCGTTGGATACCCCGCAGTATTTTCTTTACGAGGGGTGCAAGGTCAGCACTTTTGCAATGGAGATCGGCGGTGACGGCGAATTGGTGGCGACGCTTTCGATGGTGGGGGCGACGGAAACCATCGACACGTCTTCTTTCGACGGGACGGCAACGGAAAAGGCGATCAACAGGCTCCACAATTTCCATGCAAGCCTTACCGAGGGCGGGAGCGCGTTCGCGGATGCTACCACGGTCAGTTTGAATGTGGAATTCGGTTTGGACACCGAGCAGTTTGTCATCGGCGGCGGCGGGGTTCGCGGAGCGATCCCCGAGGGTGTGGTCGTGGTTTCGGGACAGCTTACGGCGTTGTTCAAGGATGCTGATCACCATCGAGAAAAGCACGAACGAAAAGCTGGATATCGAGATTCCCGAATTGCAGTACCAGCAGAACAGCCCGGAGATTTCGGGGCCGCAGGGGATTTTGGTCACCCTGGATTTCCAGGGGTATTACGAGGACGACGCGGACGCGTCGGCGATTGTTGCGGTGTTGACGAATTCCATTGA